GCTGGCTTCGTCGCAAATGAATAAAAGATGTTCTTCGTGAAAACCTGCCATATTTTCCGGCTTGCTTGCCGTTCTCGCGGTTGCAAACCAGCGCTCGGGCATTTCCTTCATCACGACTTTGGTCTTTTGCCACTCAAAAAGTTCGTCAAGCAACGGTGATCGCTTAAGCCATTTTGATATTTCCGGCCATAGAATGTCGAAAAGCTGCTGTTGAGTAGGCGCCGTGCAAGGAATCTTTGGGAAAGGCCGCGTAAACAGAAACCAAGAGACGCACCACGCCTCGAAAGCCGTCTTGCCTACGCCGTGGCCGGAGCGTACCGAAATACGCGGCTGAGTGCCAATAGCCTGCAAGGCTTCCTCTTGCCACTTGTCCGGGTGAGCGTCAAGAACATTGACAACAAACGCCGCCGGGTCAGTTATATATCTTTTCATCTGCTGTGCCAGTTCTTCAATGCTCGCCGCTATCGTCCGCATCGCTCCCCCACGCCTTTTCTAAAACTGCCGCGAGCATAGCCGCCGCGCTTTGGCCTTGCCCTGCCTGCTTTGTCTCCTGCTTTGCCCGGTTCTCACTCTCTAACTTTGTCCCGAACTGCAAGAATCTCTCTATGTCCTGTGGCTTCATTTCGCCGGGTTTAATATTCTCCAACGCCTGCAAGGCTTTGCCCTGCAAAGATGTGCCTATCTTGATATGGCGTTCAATCATCTTTTTACGGGCTTGCTGGGTGGCTATCTGCTCTTTTCGCTCGTTCTCACGGTCGTAAGCCACCACCCGTGAATCCCAGTCATAGCGTTTCTTCCATCTGCGAAATAAATCGTAACTTTTCCGTAACTTTTCCGATACTTCTTTGACTGTTCGCCCTGGACCTAAATTTTTGTAAATCAGAAAAGCCTCATACGCTTTTTCTGTCTCTCCCGGCTGCCGTTCCCACGGCTCTATTTCGGCTTTCCTCATTCCTCCTTCCTCCTCTTGTGATGGTCTTTATTTCCCATTGTATTTGTAAATCACATCTCCATTTTCATCAACGCCGCAGGGCTTCAAAATGCCGCCGTAACCTTTCGCCGGAGAAGTTGCACCCTTGACATTGTTCCAGTTATTCCGCAAAAACTCTGCCATCGTCATATCAAACTTTAGGGCACGGGCTTTGTTGCTCCCGGTGTTGTACTCCTGCGCACTTGCCCATCTGAAACCGTTGAAATACTGATAAATATACGGCTTTATGTCGGAAAACCTGACCTCACCCTTCGTTCGGGCAATGATAACCGCCTGTCCAATCTGCCCCATCTGACTTACGTTCCATTCGGGGGGGACGCCGCAACAGTTGCAAGCGTCGTTGCACTCCCTGCAGAAAGCGTCGCTGACATGGAATCTCAACCCCAGCCTATGCGTAAAATCCCGCATTTCACGGATAATCGGGGCTTTGATACTCCGATTCAGCCGCTTGTAGCCGTTCTGCTTGCTGTTGCTCATGTAGAACTTGTGAATGTCAAACCCAACGATTTTACTCATGGCCGCATACCGGGCTTTCAGTTCGTTGTCTGCTCTGCTCTCCATGCAGAAAAATTCCGTAGTCACAGAATCCGCGCCAGCCGCAGCGGCTTTGGTGATAAGTTCCTTCCAGTCGTTGCTAAGGCCGATAATAAAAGGCCGCAATCTCAAAGTAACATGAATCCCGGCTTTAGCTAAATTCTGAATAGCTCTAAGCCGCGCCGTGGAGCTGGGCACGCCTTTTTCCATCTGCTTTGCTTTGTTGTCGTCAGCCGTGATAATGGAAATCTTGACATGCCAGTTGTGCGTGTGCTTGCGGAAAATGCTCATGTACCGTTCGTCTTGCGTCCACCATGCCGCTTTGGTGCTGAAAGACAGGGGATAATCAATCTTGTCAAAATACTTGAGAAGTTCCAATGTCACGCCGTACCGCCGTTCCCATTCGTCAAACTCATCTGCAAGGCCGCCCCACTGCATAATGCGCCGTGCCTGGATATATGGGAAAAACTGCTTTTGTACCGCGCTTGCGCTTTCATCATGTGCAAAAGCCTTTTCAAAAAGCTCAATAACCTTTTTGGGGTCTACGCTCCTTATCTCAATCTGTCCGGCGTTCTTCTTGCTGTTGTAGCCTTTTAATGTGTGGCTTTTCTGGAAGAACGCAAAACAATATAAGCAGTTGTATGCGCACTTGCTGTAAGTGTCGAACGTCATAGGCATGGAGCAGTCGGGAATCTCCATGCTCCAACGTGGGGAAGGATAATTCTGTTTTAATTCTGCACTTGCCATTATTTCTTTGGCCTCCTGTTTATCTTATTTCTGAAAGTGGGCTTCAATATCAACCCTGAAAAATCTTTCTTAACCGTGAACACGCCGGGATAATCCTGCAATAGCTTTATCATGAATTTCTTTTGTATACCGCGCTGGTAAAGGTCGTAATAACCGCCCTTGCAACTTGCCATTTTCGGCTTGACGGCCACGCAGTCATTCCGCCTGAATGTATGCCCACCTTTAGTCCATAGCCGCATAAGAATTTCATAATCATCAAGAACGCGATAACTGTTGTTGTACCGCCAATTATCGTCAATCACGAAACCGCAAAAGCCGCCCTGATAAATTCTGTCCTTGCTGTATACGCCGTCCTTAAAATTCCCGGTCAAAAGCATATGTAAATTCTCAGACGAATAAAAACCGAAAAAGGGAATTCCTTCCAGCTCTGCCACCTCGAAACTTTCGGCAATCATCTTTTCAAGCTCTGCCCCGGTTTCAATAGGCCATAGCTTCCCTAGCGGCTCGCCGTTCGCTCTGTACTTCTTGAATCCGCGAATATCATCATCAAGAATAACCACATGAGAGCCGGCAGGAAAATGTTCTAACAGGTTGTTCCTGTTGTTTGCTACGCAATTCCCCGGCCTGTATATGACTTTAACCGTCTTGCCATACCTACGGCTATATTCCTTGTAATCCCGCTCGTCATTCAAGCTGACCACAATCCTGTTGGAGGGTATGCCCAATTTCGTCAATGTTGAAAGGGTTTTACATTCCGGCCTGTGATAACTCGCAATGCCATAAAATATGTTCTTCATTCGCCCTCTCCAAACCGTATCACGGTGGTGTTGCTGTTCTCTTTGCAGGTGCCGGGTAATCCTTCGCGGTCAATCCATGCTTGCGCTTCTTCGCTGTTGCGAAAACGTGCCGTAACTACCCACGCCGCCCCATAAAAGTTTATATCGTCCTGCCAGTCGTCGCCGTCGCCGTTCCAATTTTCGTCTATGCCGTCGTTGCTTGCGAGAAGTACAGCTATTTCGTCAGCCCTAAATCCCGTAAAATCAAGCACCTCAATGTCCATATCTTTTAACAGTCTTTCGAGCTTTGCGCCGTCCCATTCGCCTTTGGCCTTGTTCAAGGCAATGTTAAGGAGCTTTTCTTCTTCCTCGCTCATATCCACGACTGAAACCTTCGCCGTATCGCGGCCTAAGAACTTCATAACCTGCAGCCGCTGATGGCCGCCTACCACGTTCCCGGTGCGCTCATTCCATACAATCGGCTCAACATCTCCAAAATGTTCAATACTGCGCCGGAGCTTTTCAAATTCCTCCATACCCGGCTCTAAGGTGACGCGCGGGTTATACTTTGCCGCGTTCAATTCGCTTATGCTCTTTTCCTCCAGCTTCATTCGCCCTGCGCCTCCTTCGTAAAGTCCAGAATGACGTTCCTTGAACTGTCAAAAGCCTTATCTATGCCGTGTGCCTCAAGCCAGTATTCTGCTGCCTCCTGCGACGGAAAGCTCAAATACACCTCAAACGGCTTTTCAGCGGTGTTTTCGCTCTCCCCTGTGTCCCCGTTGTCCTCATTTTCGTCTACCGGGGCTTCCTGCCCCTCTGCGGAGCTGTCAGCAACATCTTCGCTTTCCTGTTCCAGCTCCTTTATGAGGTTGTCAACTTCTTCATTGCTGAAACCGATAGAGGTTACATCTTCCCGTTCAAGTTCGACCACAAGGTCTTTCAACTTCCCGAAATCCCATTCGCCTTCAATCTTGTTAAGGCCAATATTAAGGGCTTTTTCTTCGCTCGCCGGCAGATCCACCACAACGGCCTCGACTTCCTTCACGTCCTGCGCCAGTAAAATCTTGTACCGCTGGTGACCGCCGACAAGAACGTTGCCGCCATCCCGAATATTGACGATAAGCGGCTCAACAAATCCAAACCGCTCTATGCTGTTCTTGATAGCCTCGTACTGTGAATCCCCCGGCTGTAAATCTTTCCGGGGATTGTACGGAGCCGGGTTAATGTCAACCAGCCTAAATTTCTTTGTTTCCATTTCTGCCCTGCCTCCTAAATGGCGTTTTTCTCATAAGAAAAGGCCAAGGGGCTTTTGCGCCCGTGGCCTTTCTTGTCTCTCGATTCAATTTTCGATGATACTATTATCGCACGTTTGAAAGGCAAAAACCGCACCGTTATGCCCTTATTTTTCCATGTTAAATTGCGGCTAATATATCCCCGGCCTTACTGTAAAAATGCCGCGTTTTTTCGGCAATGAGTTTTCCACAATTTTACCCACATTATCCACAATAAAAAACAGGGGCTTTTCACCCCTGTTTTTATCCGTAGAATATAAATAAATTTTGTTGCTCTGGCAATGCTCTGTTACCGAATATCATAAAGGCCATCTGCTTAATCGCTTTCCTCGACCGTTCTCTTGCCCACTTCTCTGTGAGAAACTTTTCCGCGCTCAAATCTCCCCAGCTTCGCCTGTCGATGTAATGTCCTTTTATTAAGAAACGGTCATCCGGCTTTAATTCATTGATAGCCCTGTCAACCTTGCGCAGTATGCGCTCAATGTTTTGTATGCTGTCTTTGTTCCGGCGTATGCAATCCTGCACTTTGGAAATCCTGGACGCGGCCTGCTCAACCGTAGTCAGCTCAGGTGTTCCTCCCCCCGGCTGGCCTCCATACATAGATATAGGAGCCGCAATATCTGATTCTATGGCGTGTTCCATTGCTTCATTATCGTCTTTAAGATTAGCAATAGTCACCTTGAACTGGTTGTATCGCTTTAAGTATCCGCGTGTTGCCTCGATAAAATCGCTATACTCTCTCAAATTGCGCCACTCCTTTGCTGGTAAGATAAGTAACCACACATATATTTTACTACTCGCACCCACTATAAGCAAAATCATAGCAGGGCTTTTCGCCCTGCCTCCTTCACATATTCTTCTTATCCTGCTCCAGCTTCTTTTTCTCCTTCCTGATGAATTGCTTAAACTCCTTTTCCCTCTGCAACATTTCCTTATGTCTTTGCCGCCTCTTTAAGATGTGTCCTATCGGCTGAACCCTTGACGCTATCCTTGTTAATCTCATTTCTGTTCTTTCCTGCCTCCTTTATCTAATATATCTTTCCCGGCCATCAAAATAATCATGTAGAGCTTTTATTTTGTCCTCAATCTTTTTCAATACTTCCTTGTCAGTACCGCTATTCCGCAGGGCGTTTCTTATGGCATATAAATCTGACAATGTAAGGCTTACGCTAAAACGTTTCTTACCCATTTGAACCGCCTAAACTCTTACGGGATTTTTCGGCTGCACTAAAAGCCCTCTCAAAAATTCCTTATATCCTTCGCGGCCTTCGCTTGTGCTCCTGTCAAAACGATAAGCAGCTTCTTTTTTGTTTGCTATACGGATTTTCGTTGCCATGCTTTTAATCATTCTTATTCCCCTTTCCAAACCACCTTGAATAGTTCGTAAAATTTCGGAGCCGTCACACTGACCGTAACATCAAATCCCTTTTGCAACATCAACCTGTCTTTGTGCTCTTTGTCCTGATAAAAATTAAGCTGCTCCCCCGGAAAAAAATTTACTGTAATGCCACCATCTTGTGTACTGGCAACCAAAACGCTATTTTCTACTGCCTCACAAATGCCTCTCATTTATCCTGCCTCCTGTCAATCAAAATAGTGAACCCTGCAACGGGCTTTCCTTCTCCTTCTCCTTCTTCTTTCTGAACTGGTTCGCCGACTTGCAGGTTGACCAATGAGGAACATAGCCAACGCCTACCGCTTCCGATGTATCGTCTCCTGCTCCAATCGTACAGGAAATAACTTCCCCATTCGGCTTGACAACGCGTGATTTCCCTTCCCCCGGCTTTGAGAAAATCACCTTTGAGGGGTCGCAGGGGATAAACTTCCCCGCCGGCGACTTTACAAAAATTATCTCCTTGCCGCAGCTTCTACACCTTGCCATTGTCAACCCTCCTTAAAAAGAAATATTTCTTCCGGTTTTGCCTGTAATTTCTCAAACTTTTTCAATACTGCTGGCACATCTGCTCTCATCAGTATTGAAATTTTGCCAAGCCCCATTTCAGCTAAAATATTTGTTTCTTCATCACGGAGAACAAACATCAATAGGCCGTGTTTTACATTGTCCTGCAAATACGCATCGTATCTATTTTTTATGCGTTCATATAATCTCCGCTGCCCATCATTCATCGTCAGCCCTCCATAATTTTTTTGAAACTGTCTGCATACTCATCTGCTGCGTCTATGATTCTGTTCGCTCGGCAATTATCTGCATCGTCACTTAATTCATCATAAACAATGTCCATGAAATCTTTTCTCGCGTTAGAATTGAAAGAGCCACCGTTTCTGCGCTCTTTCAGTTCTTTTAGCCAACTTGCAAGTTGTCTATGCTCTGCTCCGCAAGCATCGCATTTTGAATCTGCGACTTCTTTACAATGCTTAATTGTTTCTTCCAGTGTCATCGTCAGCCCTCCTGTTCCATTTTTGCACCACAGTTCGGACAAAAATTACCATCGTCATTTGCCCATTGCTGGCAAGCAGAGCACTCATACATGGAGTACTCCCAATTCTCCCCTTGCTCGTGAGAGTGTTCAATCCAGTGAGCCTTATTTCCTAAATACCGTTTGATAGCCAAGCCTGCTTCTTCTGCCATACTTGCTTTGTGGGCCTTGCAGAATACCTCGAATTCTTCGTATAAAGCCTCGTCCATACGAATGTTCAAGCATTTAGTCTTTTTTTCGCCGTTTTCCATACCCAATTACCTCTCTGTTCTTTTTACGTCATTCCCTGCTCTGATGTCTGCCATTGCCGATACCACACACAAGCTCCAAACAACCAACATTGTCAAGAGTGCCAGCCCGTAACCTATCAACCCTCCGACAATAATGCCAATGTAATAATCCGTCATGCCCTACGCCTCCATAAACTTCTTCATGTATTTCGGCATAGTCAAAGAATAAGGCAACGCCCCAATCTCTTTCACTAATCGTTCGCCGTTCTTATTCACAAATTCCCTGACGCTGGAACAATCCCGCACCCCAAAATCCGCTGCTATCTGTTCGGGGCTTTTCTTCGCTTTAATGTCCTTGATAAGCACCTTCCACCGCTCATTCTGCTTTTGCATGCGCTTGTCAATCTTCGGCAGTTCTGCCGGGAAAAAGATCCC